TAATGTGAGAGCAAACAGTATTGCTATTTCAAGACAAGGTGATAATAACACAGGTCATTTATTACCAGGAGTGCCATGCCCTAGTCATGCAGCTCCCATTGCTTCAGGTTCATCAACTGTCAGAGTAAACGGTAAAGGTATTGGTCGAGTTGGTGACGGTATATCTGGTTGCACCAGCGTAGCTGCAGGTTCTCCAAATGTTTTCTCAGGTTAATTAATAAAACTCGTATAAATATTACCGATATGGCAAACTATGACGCTTCAAGCACGAACAAAAGTAAAAAATCAGTCAGGACTTATGTAGACCTAGACTTAGATTTTACACGACATCCTGTTACCAATGATGTGGTAAAAATAGAAGATGTTGACGCTGTAAAGAGAAGTGTTAGAAACCTTATTAATACAAATTTTTATGAGAGACCTTTTCATCCAGAATTAGGTTGTGGTGTAAGAGAATTGTTATTTGAAAATTATACACCAATGACAGGAATATTCATAAGAAGAAAAGTAGAAGAGGTTTTAAATAATTATGAGCCTAGAGCAAGAATAACATCAATAGGTGTAAATGAACAATCAGACAGAAACGCTATAGATGTTCAGGTAAATTTTTTTGTGTTAAATCTACCAAATCCGGTTTCTGTAACAACAACACTACAAAGAATTAGGTAATTAAATGGCTTCAAATAAATTAACTGTATCAGATTTAGATTTTGACAATATCAAAATAAATTTAAAAACTTTCTTACAAGGTCAATCAGAGTTTCAAGATTATGATTTTGAAGGTTCAGGTTTTGCAGTTTTAATTGATATGTTAGCCTATAATACACACTATCTAGGTTTCAATGCTAATATGTTAGCAAATGAAATGTATCTAGATTCAGCAGACATAAGAAAAAATATAGTTTCATTAGCAAAGATGATTGGTTATACACCAACATCTTGTAGAGCTGCAAATGCAGATTTAGCAATTAGAGTTAACAATGTTCCTTCTACAACAACATCTGTTACTATGTCAAAAGGAACAGTATTCACAAGTTCAGTTGACGGCGCTTCATATCAATTTGTAACTAATCAATCTTACACAATACAACCAGATTCAGGTGTTTTTAATTTTACTGGTGTTAAAGTTTATGAGGGTACTTTAGTAACTTTTAAATATACAGTAGATAGTAATGATGTTGACCAAAGATTTATAATACCTAGTTCAAAAGCTGATACATCAACTTTAAAGGTATCTTTACAAACTTCAGCAAGTGATACTACAACCGAAGTTTATTCTTTAGTAAATAGTTATTCAGGTTTAAATGATACATCAAAAGCATATTTTGTACAAGAAAGTGAAGATGATAGATTTGAAGTTTATTTTGGTGACGGTGTTTTAGGTAAAAAACCAGTAGATGGTAATATTGTAATCTTAGAATATATTGTAACAAATAAAACAGAATCAAATGGTGCAAGTGTATTTGAGTTATCAGGTGATATAGATGGTTTTTCAGATGTAACAATCACAACTACATCAAACGCAGCTAACGGTTCAGAACCACAAACAAAAGAATCAATTAGATATAATGCACCTCTACAATATACAGCTCAAGACAGAGCAGTAACTTCTAAAGATTATGAAACAATTGTAAAATCAGTTTATGCAAATGCTCAATCAGTAAGTGCATGGGGCGGTGAAGATGATGAAACACCACAATACGGTGTTGTTAAAATTGCAATCAAACCAATTTCAGGTTCTACACTTTCACAATCAACAAAAGAAAGTATAAAAGCACAATTAAAAAAATACAATGTTGTATCAGTAAGACCAGAGTTTGTTGACCCGGAAACAACTTCAATATTATTAACTTCAACAGTTAAGTTTAATGCAGAGGCAACAACTAAAACAGCAGATACAATAAAATCAAATGTAATAACTTCTTTAACAAATTACAATACAAACACTTTAAATCAATTTGATGGTGTTTTTAGATATTCAAAAATTATAGGTCTTATTGATAATACAGATACAAGTATTGTATCAAATATTACAAAAGTTAAAATTAGAAAAACATTTACACCGTTAATTAGTACATCATCAAAATATGATGTTTACTTTAGAAACTCATTATACAATCCTCATTCAGGACATAATTCTGCTTCAGGTGGTATTTTAAGTTCAACAGGTTTTAAAATAGATGGTGACGCTGATACAATTTATTTTTTAGATGATGATGGACAAGGAAATGTTAGACGATATAGTTTATCAGGTTCTACAAGAACATATGCAAACAACACACAAGGTACAATTGATTATTCTACTGGTGCAGTTTCTATAAGTTCTTTAAATGTATCAGTAGTAGAAAATATTAGAGGCGCAGCTTCAACAGTTATAGAGTTAACAGTTACGCCTAGTTCTAATGATGTTGTACCTGTAAGAGACCAAATCTTAAATATAGATACAGCTAATTCAACAATAACAGTTGAAGCAGATACATTTGTTGGTGGTTCTGCTGACGCTGGTGTAGGTTATACGACAACAAGTAGTTATTAAGGATTTATCAGATGGCCAAATTTACTGATAAGATATCCAATCTCATAAACAGTCAGGCGCCAGAATTTGTCGTTTCTGACCACCCAAAGTTTTTAGAGTTTGTAAAATCTTATTTCACTTTTATGGAATCAGCAGAGGTTTCTGTAACAAGTGTTCAATCAACAGATGGCATACAATTAGAATCAGAAATCAATACTGATACTAGTACACTTCTTTTAGACGCTTCAAGATTAGATACAGATAGAACACAACTAGACGCTAACGATAAAGTTATTTTAGAAAGTTCTACTTATGGTAAATTTACTAGAGGTGAAACTATCACAGGTCAAACTTCAAAAGCAACTGCTGTAATTTTAAAAGAAGATTTAGACAATGGTAAACTGTACATAACAGCACAAAATAAATTTATAGACGGTGAAGAAATTGTTGGTGCTAGTTCTAATGCAACGGCATTGTTAAATGATTACAGACCTAATCCTGTAAATACAATTCAAGACTTATTAAAATTTAGGGACCCCGACAAAGTAATAGCTAACTTCTTAACTAAATTTAGAAATGAATTTTTAAATACAATTCCAGAAAATTTAAATGCAGCTATAGACAAAAGAAAATTAATTAAAAATATTAAATCAGTTTATAGAGCAAAAGGTACAAGTAGAGGCCATGAAATATTTTTTAGAATGTTATTTGGTTTACCTTCAGAAACAATTTATCCTAGAGAAAATATGTTGCGTGTATCTGATGGTAAATGGACCACTAATAAAATTTTAAGAGCAATTGCTTTTTTTGGTTCAGATACATCTAAATTAATAGGTAGAACAATAACAGGTCAATCTTCAGGCGCTACTGGCTTTATAGAAGCAGTATCTAAGTTTCAAATAGGTGCAAATGAAATAACAGAATTTACTTTAGCAGGTGATACAATTACAGGAACATTTCAAACTGGTGAAGAAGTACGAGGCACAGAATCAGATAGTGCTTCTAGTTTTATTAAAGCGACTACTTCAGGTATTCCAGGAACAATATCAATTACAAATGATGGATTTTTATCAGCTGAAAACGATAGTGTACCAGTAACAGGTGGTGGTACAGGTTCAATAATTCAAGTTAATGCAATTGGTAATAGTGGTATTACAGATTTTATTATTGATGACGCAGGTACAGGTTATGAAATAGGTGATAATTTAGTTTTCAATAATGCAAATACAAGTGGTGGTAACGCTACTGCTGAAGTTTCATTAGTAAACGGTGGTTTAACACCTGAAGATTCAACTTCTACAACCGAAGACCATATTATTTTAGAAGATGAAACAGTTAGAGGTGATAATTACACAGGTAATAAAATAGTTCAAGAATCAGGAACAGGTTCAAATGATATTACAGATATTAGATTGATAACACCAGGTTCTAACTATACAACTTTACCTGTAATTACAATTACAAGTTCAGCTGGTGATGGTGCAAAAATTTTAGCAAATGGTGATAATATCGGCAGAGTTTTAGGTTTAAAAATTGTTGAGCCAGGTGCAGAGTATCATCAATCGCCTAGTCCACCAACTTTAGATATTCCAGGTGCTATGATATTAAAAGATATAACTGGTACTTTTGTTGCAGACCAAGGCATGACTTCTTTAGATAGTTCAAGTTCAACTGTAACTGCTACATCTACATCTTTTAATTCTACATTACAAATTTTAAAATTTAAATCTTCAAGTGGTATATTTCAAGCAGGTAGAACAATTACATTAGCTAATGGTGCTACTGCTACAATTGCAAAAGTTCAACAATCAACTGCTACAACAACTGTAACAGCAGTTGGTGATACTAACGGTGCATTTATAAATGAAGATGGTCATATCTCAGATGACGCAATGAGAATACAAGATAGTTTATATTATCAAGACTTCTCTTATGTTATTAAAGTTGGTCGTGCAATCAATGACTGGCGAGATAGTTTTAAAAAGACAATGCACACTTCAGGTTTCTACTTTACAGGACAAGTAAATATTGAAAATAGAATTAGTGCTCAAATTTCACAACCAGTTGATGGTCAAATATCTGGTATTTCAGAAAGTCCAATCTTTGGTGTTATCAATACTTTATTCTCTACTATCTTTGGTAGAAGACTTGGAACAACAGATGACGGTACAACTCAAAGAGCAAATGCTACTCATGGTGTTGACCCAGACTTTGACGATAGCACAATAGAACACTTTACACCAAATACAAGAGATATAACTTTAAGAAGAACATACACAATTTTATTAAGTCAAAAAAGTACGCTATATAATATTACATCAAGAGGTGCTAGTTATCTACGAGGTTTTGCATATGGTGGACCAACAATGAAAAGTTTAGATATTTACACAAATCCTTTTAGTGCAAGTAATATGTATTCAGGAACACATACAAAGGCTCAAACCACAGCAATTGCTGGTAGTATTAATGGTAGCAATCAATATATTTCGCCTTTAAAAATGGTCAATTGGGCAGACCATAGAGTTACAGGTTTTAGTGATACAGCAATAGATGGTGAACGATTTACAATTGCAGAATATAATATAAGTCAAATGAAACAACCTATTACAATACCGACATTTATAACTGTAACGGCACCAGGAACAACATTTGATAATACAACATTAAAATTTGATGGTACAACAATAACTTTTGACCAAACATAGTAGATAACTTGTATAAATATTAGGGAAATTAGAGAGTAAAATGGCAAAGCAAACAATTAACATTGGTTCATCAGCAAATGACGGTACAGGAACAACAATTCGTGCCGGCGGTGACCTAATTAATGATAACTTTAATGAAATCTATACTGCTTTTGGTACTGGTTCAGCATTAAGTACAACGGCTTTTACAATAGTTGATGAAAGTTCGACTGAATCAACAATCTCTTATGGTGAAAGACTTGCTATATCAGGTGGTACAAACTTAACTTCTACTGTATCTGGTGACTCTGTAAATATAACACTAAATAGTACAGTAACAGGATTAACAAGTGTACAAACAGAAACATTGACAAATGCTTCTGGTAATTTACTAGTAAATAGTGCTACAAATATAACAGAATTTAGAGGTGATGGTTCTTCGGTTGAAGGCCAAATACAATTAAATTGCCATGTAAACAGCCATGGTCAAATTTTAAAAGCACAACCTCATAGCGAAAGTGTTACAAACACAATGTTATTACCAAAAGGTAGTAACTCAACATTAGTTTCAGAGATTGCAACGCAAACTCTAACAAATAAAACAATTGGCGTAGGTCAATTGTCTTGCAATACAAGAGCATATACTGGTGACGGTTCGACAGTTGCATATACAGTAACAAACGGTCAAACAGTAGAAAATGTTTTGGTGTTCTTAAATGGTGTATTCCAGAGACCAACTACCGATTTTGGTATTTCTGGAACAACATTAACTTTTGGTACAGCTCCTGTGTCAGCGGATATAATAACGATTAAGGAACTGTAATAAATAGGAAAGTAAAATGGCAAATAAAATAAAAGAATCAAATATAACTGACGGTGCAATAACTTCCGATAAAATAGCACCGGGAACAATTGCTAATGATAGATTAGCAGGTTCTATTGCAATTGCAAAATTAGCAACTGACCCAACAAACGCTTCCAACATTGCGTCAGGAACATTAGCAAACGCAAGATTAACTGGAAGTGGTGCTATTACAATTAATGGAAATGCAGTATCATTAGGTGGTTCTGTAACAGCAGGCACAGACTATCAATCAGTTGTTTCATCTGATACAACTATGGTCGCAGGAAAAGGGTATTTTGTAGATAGTTCAGGTGGCGCAATTACAATGACATTACCTGCTTCACCTAGTTTAGGTGATGAAATATTAATAACTGGTTTAGATGGTGGTAGTAATGCAGTTACAATAGCAAGAAATGGAAATAAAATTGAAGGTGGTACACTTGATTTAACAATTTCCACAAATTACGGTGCAGTAACTTTAGTTTATACAGATACAGCTAACGGCTGGTACAGACATAATAACGAGGCGCCTGAGGGATTTGTACAAGCGACAGGCGGAACAGAAACAACATCTGGTGATTTTAAAATTCATGTATTTAATTCTACAAGTAACTTTGTGGTGTCAGGCGTTGCTACAACAGCAGCCAACAATGAAGTTTCTTATGTAGTTGTTGGAGGAGGCGGTGGCGCTGGCCGAGGAAATGGCGGCGGCGGTGGCGCAGGTGGATTTAGAGAAGGTAAATCAGGTGTAGATACATATACTCAATCACCATTAAATGCTCCAGCAGGAATAACAGTAACAGCAACAACATTCCCTATAACAGTAGGTTCAGGCGGAGCTGGTCGTACAGGCTCAGGTGGTAGAGGAACATCAGGTAATAATTCAATATTCAGCACAATCACATCTGCCGGTGGCGGTGGCGGCGGTTCAAATGATTCACCAGGAAATGGTTTTAATGGTGGCTCAGGTGGCGGCGGTGGAAATCCAAACTTCAGCGGAGGTTCAGGTAATACTCCACCAGTAAGTCCATCACAAGGAAATAACGGCGGTAATGCTACAGCAAGTTCTCCAGCAGCTGCAGGTGGCGGCGGCGCAGGAGGCACAGGTGGTAACACTCCTGGTCCATCAGTCGGAGGTGCAGGAGGTACTAGCGTATCATCATCAATCACAGCTTCATCAGTTTCAAGAGCAGGTGGTGGTGGCGGAGGTGTTGACGCTGGAGGAACATCAGGCTCAGTTTCAGGCGGCGGTGGCGCAGGTGCTACCGGTTGTAGTGTAGCCGGCGCAGACGGAACAGCCAACACAGGCGGAGGTGCCGGTGGCGGCGGCGGTGGCGGTGGTAATGGCGGTACTGGCGGTTCAGGTGTTGTGATAATAAGATATAAGCGTCAATAATAGAGTATAAATAGTTAAAAGGAAAAAATAAAATTATGCCGGCAATTATAACAAACAAATTTAGAAGACAT